AGTTTGACAAAAGGTTGGAGTAATTGGCATTTGGAATATGATAGAGTCGAGTGCAGTTGAGGCATCAAATGATCCGATCTTCACACAGCCAGGCAAGAGTTTGTAGTTATGCATATTGTTATAGTCAATAGGCGTACAAAATATGTTGTCTGTAGCTATGTGATTGCTTGGATCTTGCGCCAACTTACACACGCCATCCATTCCGGTTGTATTGGCCAGGCCAGAGTTAGCATTAATTATCATCGGTCGAGTGAATTCAACAGATGTGGGTTTATCATACCCGAGAGCTTTTGCTCCCATGCCAACTGCTGTTGCAACTGGAGAGACGACTGATGCGATCTTTCCGATATAAGGGATCGGAGCAAGATACGATGCGTACTTTCCAATTGCCAAGGCAATATTGGAGATGACACCTTTCTCAGAGCGAGTTTCCTGCTCTGCCTGCATTTGGGTATGCATGACAGGCTCATCCATGAAAGTCTTCCAGAGATAGAAAACGATCATGTTGAACGTGAAGCTGATAACGAAGCCAAGAAACATTGACAGAAAATAGTACTGCCAAAGAGTAAGCCAGAAGCCCATGAAATTAACATGGCCAGGCAATTGGACAACGAAAGGAGCAGCTGGTTGAGCAGGGGCTCTTTGATTGCGACGACGATTTAGTGCAGCTGGGAGCTCCTCAATATCTGAAAGACCAGATTGAGTGTGCATCATAGGCCACTCTTCATCATCTTCTTCTTCAATGTCGATGAGATCAGGAACTTGGTCGTCGTCAATGTCGAGAACATTTTGGACGAAGGACAGATCATCACAGATTCCAGCTGGGATTGGCAATTCTGGAACCCAAGCAGACTGAGTCTTCATCATTGGGATAGAGGTTTGCACAGTTGGTCCAGCAACTTCAACATTGGTGAAGCGTGCGTAGACATTGACATCGAGAACTGGAGTAACAGTTGCTCCTGTGCATTGGAGTGGGTCTAGAACGTAGATTCGAACATCACCTAACATTCCCTTGTAAGTGGAGGAAGTATAGTCCTTAGACAAGTCCATATATTGAGATGGACCAACATATGGAATGGTGATGAGAACTGGGTTCATGGAGTTGGCTGAAACCAGGACGCATTCCCCTTGCATGTAAAAGAACATGCTTGGTGAAACAAAGACACCTTTCAAATTAGAAACGTTGTGGTGCGGATTAAAGCACACAAGCAACTTTCCATAGTTGAAGGTCGTTGAGTTGAGTTCAATTCGAAGCTCAACAGCAGCACGAAGGTATCTTTGATGTGTCAAGATATTCTTGGGGTAGGTCAATGCTAGTAAGAGAGCAGGAAAGCTCAACTCTTTAAGAAGAGTGCCAGTACTAGATGCACCAGACCAAGTGAATTCAGCAACACGATAGAATCGTTCAAGGGACGAGCCAAAGTTTTGTGGTGGGAAAGGATTAGTTCCTTTGAAAATCTTAGAGACAGGAATAATCGCACCATCCTCAATGGCTTGCATTGTATCCACGAAAGACGAGAGTCCAACCTTTTCTGAAACGTCATTGCGTACATTAACTGCACGGTCATCGTTAGCGGTATTGGTACTCTGCGTATGCATGAATGTATCTATGCTCAACGTACGCCAAACTTTGTTTTCTATCTGATTGAGACTCTCGTAACCAAGGACATCATCAGTGAAATGAGCCATGATGATATGGAGGTACATCAATTTGCAGACAAAGTTTGGAAACGAATCATCAATAACACGTCGGATCAAGTGGTACTCATTGAGACCAACAAGATCGTACTTGCGTTCTAACCAATTCGACATTGCTTTGAGCATCTGTTCTGGAGTTCGGAACTCGGAGAGATCCTCCAGAAGTTTGTCATCGAAGTCAATTCTGTGGAGCAGAGCAGGAAGCTCATCTAGATATTGACTAGGATGGACAGGAAGGTAGCAACGGGACAGAGCCAGAGTCGCCCAATACAGTTCGAGATCATCTTTGTCTTCTGAAGAAACAAAGTTTCGATACCATGGATTAGTCAACAAATCATCAGCACAGTGCATCCACGCCCATTCAAGTTCAGGACTCTCAGGGAGTAGGCCAAGGTTTTCAACCGCCGGCCACACAAGTGTGCTTTTGATGTAGGCAATCTGAGCTTCAGCACGTTCATGGAGATGCTCAGTATGTTGCTTTCGTGCATGTTCTCCGTCGTGGACTGAATGGCACAGAGTGGTAGTAGTGAAGAGCGTTTGCGTATGCATAGGCTCATCATCTTCCAACTCATGCTCCTTAGCTTCCATAAGAGCTTGGGTATATAGGCCTTTCTTTGCGAAAATGTCTGCCCAAGTGTTAGCATAAGGAATGTACAATGGTTGGCCTTTGATCTCACGGAGACGCTCGTTGATCTTATCAAATGCAGCGTCGTAGACCTTAGGACCATAGTACATCAATTCAGGAGCAGCTGAACGGAGTCTGGAGTGTATAGCTTCGACATCTCCTTCGGTTTTCTGTTTCCAGTTGAAGCTCTCGTAGATCGTATCAAGATCCATACGAGGATAGATCATTCCATGCTTGGTGCGATGGAAGGATCTCTTCAAAAATTGAACCTCAGAAAGGCGGTATTCCTTAAAAGGAACCCACTCTCCACTGAGTTTCACAAGAGTCTTTCCGTTTTCGTACTTGAGCTCGTGTTTCTGGAAATCAGTTGC